TTGGGGCCGAGTAGCAAAGTGGTTATGCTGCGGATTGCAAATCCGCCTACGCCGGTTCGATTCCGACCTCGGCCTCCATCATTGAACCCCCGTAGCCATTGGGCTGCGGGGGTTTTTTTGTGCCTGCGGATTTTGTAGGCGGGGACATTGGGGACAATTCTGGGACACTCAGATCATTTGCATGTCCCACGGTGTCCCTGCAAAATCCGCAACATGGCTACTATCGAACAGCGCCCCAACGGCACATGGCGGACCAAGATCCGCAAAAAAGGCTATCCCTCGCTTTCTGCTTCGTTCGACACGAAGGCGGATGCTCAGCGCTGGGCAGCTGAAATCGAAGGTGACATGTCGCGCAAGCGATTTGTCGATACCCGGGAGGCCGAGTCGACCACTCTAGCGGATGCGCTCAGCCGCTATCAGCGCGAAGTGACCGTGAACAAGAAGGGTGCTGTTCAAGAGAAGACCAGAATCAAGACTTGGTCGGAGAGCAAGTACGGGAACAAGTCGCTGGCCGAGATTCGCTCATCCGATTTGGCTGCATACCGCGATGCGCGGCTGGCAGAGGGCGCTTCCACGAACACCGTCCGCCTGGGGCTAGCCCTGATCAGCCATCTCTACACGGTCGCGATCAAGGACTGGGGGATAGAGGGGCTGAGCAACCCTGTGACGAAACTGCGCATGCCGAAGGGCAGCAGAGAGCGGGATCGCCGGCCAACAAAGGCGGAGCTGTCCGCGGTCATCAAAGCCGCTGGAGAGATCCATGCTGAAATGCCCGCAGTGATCGAGCTCGCGATCGAGACTGCTATGCGTCGCAGCGAACTGCTGATGCTCCGGCGCGAGCACGTACGAGGCAAGCACGCGCTGCTCGAAGACACCAAGAATGGCTCGCGAAGGATGGTGCCGCTTTCCGTTCGCGCCCGAGCGCTGCTTGAGTCGCTGCCTGCCCGACTGGATGGCAAAGTGTTCTCCCTCGCGCCTCATTCGGTGACGCTCTACTTCGGCAAGGCCTGCCGCGCGGCCCAGGCCGACGACCTGCATTTCCATGATTTGCGCCATGAAGGGACCTCCAGGCTATTCGAGAAGGGACTATCGATGATGGAGGTGGCATCTATCACCGGGCACAAGACACTGAGCATGCTCAAGCGCTACACGCACCTTTGCCCGGATGCTCTCGCCGATAAGCTCGGCTAACTGACGCTGGCCAGGGTTGGGGGCGTTTGGCGCTTCCGTCCTGGCCGGACTGGCACATGCCGGCCTTCCTCGCACTCCCTTAAAAAACGCCGGACTGTGTCGATCCGCCAGCAAATCCGGCTGCCCTGCTTGAAGTAGGGCGGCAGCCAGGATGCACCGGCTTGCCGCGCGCTGCGGATGGATGACTCAGTACGCCCGAGCATCTTGGCCAGCTCGGGGATGTGGATGATTTCTGGTTCCATCGGATGCTCCGTTCCGCGCTTGGCGGCAGAAGGGGTTATTCGGAAGTCTTCGCCAGCACTGCATCGGCTACCTTCATAGCCGCCTGGGCATCGTTGACGTACGCCGGATCGAAGCCACCACAGAGGTGGATGGTGGCTTGGCAAGCTCGGAGGTTTTCGCGAGTGAGCTTCAACGCTTCGACCAGTTCATCTGTAAGCGCCCGCTCTTCACGGCCAATGTCCCAGAATCGCTGACCCCAATGACCTGGCGGAGGCGGATTGCGGTTCTGAGCTCCGACCGCCAAGGCGCCCACAACGGCGTCGAGCAGATCGCGCTTGTAGGCGTTGTCACCGTCGATGGTCAGGACGCGCCGCCGTAGCGTTGAGACCACCTCATCGAGCGACGTGGAAGGGCCTTTCAGGACGATGTCCGATTCAGGTTTATCGGGCATGTAGATGGCCAGGCAGATTTCTGCCTCGGCCGGGAGGCGCGCGGCGACCTGCTCGAGCGCGTCGTTTGCTGCTTCGTGGAATCGATTAAGTGCGGACATGGCAATACTCCGCCTGCCGATCACCGGCAGGCTGCAGATATGGGAGGAAAGGGTTAGTGGATGCGGCCGGTAAAGCGTTCTCGCCAGGTCAACCGGCGGGGGAGATGCTCACGGCTGTCGATCTCAACCAGAGTGAAGTCGTTGCTGTAGAAGCCGCGGCGGCCTCGATGGAGAAGCGCTGCCTCCATCTCGGCCTGGCGCCGATCGAGCGCTTGGAGCTGGACGACATCGAAGCCCCGGCTGTGAACGTGCCATTCGTGAAACACTGCGATGAAGCGGCTCACAAGGGCACCTGCTCGGCCAGTTGCGCCATCTTCTCCAAGCGCGCAGCGGACTGCGCCACCAGAGCATCATGGTCGGCCTGGTCCAGGGCAGGCATGGGCACAAACAGGATGCCGGCCTTGACGTAGGTATGAGCCACGTCGACGGCGCGGCGAAGGTCTGCCGGATTGGCTCGCTTCATTGGATCAACTCCTTGGGCACCTGCACGGTGTCGCCCAGGTTGTTGTGCACGATCGCCCGGCACGCGGCTATCAATGCGCTTGTTTGATGCCAGCCGTGGGACCTGGCGCCGTAGCCATCATTCGTCCAAGTGCACGCCGACCAAATGCCGGACGGCTCCCAGCCCGTGTGACGGTGCACAAGCGCCTGTGGCGAGCTGACGGTGAGTTGATGCTTGTCGATCAGTGGCCCTCCAACCGCCCAGTCCGACGATGGCGAGTACTTGCCCCCGGACTCTGGCCGGTAAACTCGCCAGTCTGTGCCGTAGTGGGGGGCGGCGATGGCGACCTCGATGCCCTCGACCTTGGCTACCGCCCAGTCAAGGGCGGCGCCAGCCAGGGCGCTGGTCTGTACCTCGATCAGGTCGGCCATCAATAATCTCCCCAGTTCATCTGCTTGAAGTGATCACCGCCATCGCAGAGGTGTTTGGCTTCTGGCGGCTGGGTGATTCGGGTGAGTTCGGCGAGTGCGGTTTTGGCGCGCTGGTAGGCATGCTCGGTGTGCCTGAGCTGCCATTGCTTTCGGATGCGATAGGATCTCAGAGCCTCATCCCGGGTCGGATAGCAGAACTTCTTTCCACCCGCGTATTTCAGGATGCGCTTTCTGGTCTTCTTCAGCGACTCGGCATAGAAGCTGGTGGACATGAGGTAGCTTCTGGATTCCGGGATGACATACCAGCATTGCGGGGTCTCGCCACAGACCAGCCACTTCTCACAAACGATGGTCACCCCTTTGGGGCCAATATCGTCCACGTATCGATAGTGATCAGGACCAATTTTCGTTTCCATTGGCATAGCTCCGCCACACCGCTACAGCGGCTGACTTTGAATTGAAGGGAAGGGGTTACTTGGCGATGACGTCGGCGCTTGCGATGAAGCGGCCGACAGGGCTGGCCAACATGCAGGCGAGGAGGATCCAGAGGGCGAGCCCGACCAGGAGGTTGGCGATCATCTGTTCAGCTCCTGCACTGCATCGAGGGCGGCGTTCCAGGAATCGACCTGGGCGTCTTCCTCTGCAGTGGAGTACTCGGTCTTCACCTTTCGGCGGGGCAGGTTTAGTGCTGGTGCTGGCGCTTTCTGCGCATCTGCGCAGCCATGGCTGGCAAGGAACTTGGTGATTCCGCTGGCACTATGGCCCCAACTGAGCGGCGCGCCTTCGCAGGCAGTCAACAGCTTCTCCGCTTCGGCCAGGCGCTGCTGGAGGGCGTCATTCTGCTTTAGCACAGCGGAGTACGCGCCTTCTAAAGGCTGCCTTTCGAACGCCAGGCGCTGAACCTCCGACTGCAACTCGGCCTCCCGCGCCAACCCTTCATCGCGCTGGGCGGATAGGGCGTCATAGTCAGGTGAAACGCGGGTGTTCCACGCTGTGATTGCCCGCTCCTTTGCCTGCTCACGCGCTTTATCGTCACTCTGATGCCGGTGCTTTTTTCCTTCGGACCAGTACCAAATGCAGGCATGCTCGCCTACATAAGGGGCAGCTTTGCAACGATATGAGCAGCGTACGAAGCACCATGCGTTATCATCGCGGACCTCATCGACATCCAGCTTTGCAGGTCTGCCGCAAAACGGACACGGTTTCAGCTCTTCACTCATTTCCCTTCCTCGCTTGTGCATACCGCTGCTGGCGCTTCTTGGAGCAGGAGCGGTGGTTTCCGTGGGCGCGGTGTGAACCGCATTCGTATGGATTTGATTTTTGGGCGGTGGCGGAAAAGCCGAACGGCTCCCATTGGTTCCACAACGAGTTCCGTGCGCTGCTGTCGCGGGCCGTCGAAATATGCGGTATTTTTGCCATGGATCGAGCTCATCACTAGATAGCTCAAAGCCTTACTGACGATTTGGAGATAAAATGATCGAAGTAACCGCAGAAGTGGGAGGTCTAGAAGTTGTAGCTTCTGGCTTGCTCCATGTCTATGGCAAATCGATAGAGGCAAAAGTAAATGGCATGGATATGCAAATAGTCTTTATTTCTGAAGGATCACCTAACGATACAAAGTTTGCTACGGAAGTTGTAGGAAGCAAGTTAGTTTTGAAGCTTCAGAATTTTTTCTCCCCGTTTCCTGAAGGTCAGATCGAGCCAACGGTCATGGGAGTAATTAACGGTAGGTCGCTGCTTATGGCCTTTTCGGTAGTGACCGTTGACAAAGATAACGATGCAAGGTTGTTCAGCTACACGTTCTACCTTGGAGCAGAGAAATAATGGGCGGGTCATGGAATGGTGAGGTTACGTCGGGGAAGGCCGGCAAGGAGGTTCCGCAACCGAGGTCTGGCATGGCCGGAAAGATAACTCATAACATCGGGACGGGTGAGAACGCTAAAAATTCTATAGTGTGGATGACAATAACTTGGAGCTTCACAATCGCCTGCGGTCTCAGCGTTATTTTGCTTGCGATGTCTATATTCAAAGATTTCGAATATATAGATGCAGTAAAGTCCATATGGAGCATTTTTGCTCCACTTATTACGCTGGCCCTCGGCTATGCATTCGGAAAAAGCAAATAGCTGCGGGTATGTATATTCTGAAGTCGCGTTGAGCTTGCTAAGAGCGTTGATATGAAAATTTCATGGGTTAGCAAAAAAACAAAAGCTGATGTGGTTTTGAATAAGCTGAAAGCTATATCGTCGGTACTTCCAGACGGGCGCGTGTCCTTCGGCGGGTTCGAGAAATTTCAACTCGACTCCATCCTTTTCTCAATGATTGACTTTCATAAAGACTACAGCCACGCTACTGCTAGGAGTTTTTACTCTTCTGCACTCAATGAATGGATTCTCAGGAGGACGGGTACTGCAGATGAATTCATGGCTGAACTGAATAAGCTGGTTGTTTCCTACAGCAAAAAGCCTTTGCGAAAATATGGAGCGATCACATCGGTTTCTATAGCCGATGGTTTTTGCCGGTCAATTATTAGGCTACCTAACTCGACTGTACAGAGCTTTCCTAATGGTCTTCCAAAAAAATATGCGGGAAGAGAAGATTACTATAAAGACTGGAAGCACAGCGGTTCACCGCTTCCCGCGCACTACTGTCCAGTGATCGTGCGTTTTGAGGCAAGATCTTCTACAGACGGTATGGATTTCGCGCTAGACGAGCTCGATTATGTAAGGGGGCTACATGCTTTAGACTTGAATTCTGCCTACAGCACCACTCTCGGTGGAGGCAGTGGGTCAAGGCTTCCGATCAATTCGGTTATGTTAGGTGGTATGCATACGCTTCATATGCCTACGGGCGAAAACGCGGCAGGTGATACGTATTGGTATGATTCTGAGTACACCGAAATAAAAACTGCCAATCCCACAGATGAAAAAAAGGCTCGTGTTAAGAAGTTTTTCGAGCAGATGCATGAAGGTATTACAGCGCATAAAGATAGAGATATCCTGAGAGATGCCGTGATAAGGTATGTTCGAGCGTTCGATGGTAGAGACAAAAACTATGTTTTGCAAAAAACTTGGGCGGCATTAGAATCTATATTGGCCACAAATGAGAATAATACAGATTTGGTTGTCAGGAGGTGTTCTTTTTTGTATTCAGATAGAGACTATCATCGGCAAGTATTAGAACATATCAAGAGCTACAGGAATCGGAGTGTTCATACCGGGCGAGTATTAGATAATCCGAATGATCAATGTTATCAAGTCCAGCACTACTTTCGGCAGGCACTAATATTCCATGTTGCGAATGCGAGAGTGTTTGTGGATTTAAAGGAGGCTAACGGGTTCCTTGATATGCCAGACAAGATTTCAGAACTAGAACGGAAACAATTTTTGGTAGAAAAAGCGATAAATTTTCGTCAGCCAAGTAAGGATTAAAGATTTCGATATTTTTTCCACGGTAGACCATGGGTTTCGTTGTTGACGAAAGCTGATTCATCAAGTGCTATCTGTAGCTAATTAGTTCCATCGGCATCACCGCGCATTTGGTCCCGGTTCCGCGATAGACACTTCAGCCCCACATCCGCTTACTGGGACGCTGAGCGTCACTGAGAGATGCGAGTTATGCGAATAAGGAAAGCTGCAGATCGTCCTGAGCCTGAGCTCGCTTACGCAGCTCAACTACTGCTGCTTCATGCTCGATACGGGCGCGGGCGATCGCCATGTAAGCCTCGTCCATCTCGCAACCGATGAAGGTGAAGCCTTCTCGAATGGCGGCCTTGCCTGTGCTGCCGCTGCCCATGAACGGGTCAAGCGCGGTACCGCCAGGCGGGGTGACCAAGCGCAGCAGATAAGCCATCAGGTCGGTAGGTTTTACCGTTGGGTGGTTGTTGCCCTTGGTGTCGGTACGCGCGACCTTACGCAGGGTATTGCCTTGCTTGAATTGCGCGCCAGGGTTGTCCAGGCCTTCGTGCCGATCGGCGCGGCTGGTCTTGGCGCAATAGAAAAACCGGGCGGCGCTGCCGTTGTCGTTGTGGAAGGCACCGGCCACACGCTCGCGCATACCGCTGTACTTCACCGGCCCGCTGAAGCCGTTGGCTGTTGGCTCGGTACCCATGACCGGAGCAGCTGCGCCGGCCTCGGCAGGGAACATGGCCACGATCACTTCGCTGCCGTCATGGATCAGGTTGGCAGGCCAGCGGCCGGGCTTCATAGCTCCGACGAACTGGACGTCCTGTTTATATGCGCCGGTAGCAGTGACGATATGCCCGGGCGCCATACGCTTCTGGGAGTACTCGCCGCCCTTGGCGTCATCGGAATGGATCCGGCAAGCATCGATGTTCAATGCGCCGGTGCCGTGCTCTTCCATATTGGCAGCTACGGTAGTGGGAAAGGGCTTGCGCGCCATGCAAATGGGCTCATGTGCTGGCTTGAGTGCGGTCCCCCAGCCCTCATGCTCACCCTTCAGGTTGTGCGACTTCGGGAAGCCCGATCCGAACACCCACATGATCTGGTCGCGGATCTCGAACCCGGCCATCTCGATGCCCACCGCCATGTGGTGGTAGGTACGGGCCGCAGCGAAGGACAGCAGGTGCCCGCCAGGCTTGAGCACGCGCAAGCACTCGGTGGCCCATTCGAGCGTGAAGGCTTGGAAGGCGCGCATGCCAGCCGGGGTCAGGTCGTACTTGCCGGCCTCGGCCGCCACGCTGCGATGCCCACCGGTCGCGCCACATGCAGCGGCTTGCGATGGCATGCTGGCCCGGTAGGCGGCGCGCTCCTCGATGTCGGCGCCGTCCCAGCTCTTGCCCATGAAGCGTATACCGTAGGGCGGGTCGGTCACCACGCTATCGACCGAATTGTCGGCCATGGCTCGCATGGCTTTGAGGCAATCGCCCAGGTGCAGGGTGTATGAAGGTTTCATGCTACCTCCGTGTGAGCATCGGTGATGCAGGCCGCCATCATCACGCCGATGCCGAGCTCAAGCGCCAGTCGGATCTCGACGTTAGCGCCGCGGGAGGACGCCCAGCCTGGCAGCTTGGCAACTACATCGCAGGTCACCAGATGAGCGATGTCTTTTTTCATGCAGTCCTGCCAGGTGCCGTCTTCAGGGTTGATTTCTGCCGGGCTGACCACCTCATACCCCAGAGAGCGAAGACGCGTAGTCTCAGCGGCGAACGCTGGGTAGTTGTATTCGGCGATGCCCGTCATAGGGCCACACAAATAAATGCGCATGGGAGAGATCTCCAGACAGCCGCCCGCCTGCCAAGGCGTTCAGCGTGATAGGTGAAGGTAGGGGGAGGGTTAGGCGGCTGCGGCGTTGTCGGCGGGGGGCTTCGGTGTGTAGGTCAGCGTGCCGTCGAGGATGGCGGCCTTGATCGCCTCGAATTCCCAGGCGTAGCACTGCGATTCGACGTACACCCGAAGCTCCGGGTAGTCATGCTGTTTCCGGCGAATAAACGCCTCGGCTGCTTCTTTGGTGAAGTGGCTGTTCACGATCTCCCAGCGCTTATTCCAACCGGTGACGGTGTGATCATCAAGTTCGCCAAGGAACTCCCATTGGTCGTTCTGATCCAGCTCAAGGAAATCGCACCCATGGTCGGCTTGGATGGACAGGTTTGTTTCCTGTTGCTCTTCCTCATCCAGATCATCCCAATACTCTTTGGGGCTGAACCACCGGCGGTCTTCAAGGCAGACAACAAGGCCTTCGGCGTAGTCAGCCTCGAACCCATAATCGAAGCGCTTCGCCTGGACAGTGAACAGCGCTGCCGCCGTGTGGTGCCATTTAACACCCTGGCCGTTGCAGTGGTAGCGAAGGCGGCTTACAAAGTCCGCCCAGGTGTCGAACGACATCGGTTGACCAGTTGCCAGGCTCGGCGTTGGCTTCGCTTCAGTATCAGTGCTCATGGCGATCTCCTTTAGGCTGCCTTGCGCTGCTGAAGCACTGCCTGGCGCGCCATTTCAAGTTCGCTGCCCAGGATCTCAACCGCACCCTCAGCCTGCGAGCCGTCGTCCTTCAGCTGGAAGCCGAGGTGCAGATAGACCACGCCTTCATGTTGGAAGAAGACGCCACCGGACAGCCACACGCTGCCCCAGTCGATGCCGATCGCCTTCCATACGTCGTCCTTGCTGATACTGTCGGGGCAATGCTCTTTCCACAGAGCTTGCAGCTTTTCGTGCTCGACCTTATAAGCAGCGCGCGCTTCCTTGGTGGCTCCTTTCTCCGGCTTCGCAGCGCTGCGCAAAGCGCGGTAACCGTACTCATCTGGTCGGCGCCAGTGCATGTCCAGGTCCTGGCTGGCGCTGATCTTCACGCCGCCGACGTAGCTGTCATTGCCAGAATGCATGGGCGAGCCGGGGCCACCGAACACGTTCTTCAAATTCTCGCGCTTGGCATCGAACTCAGCCCGCTTTTCGTCCCAAATTTGGATCGCGGCCAGCACGGCCGGGGCGGTGGTCTTGTAGAAGTAGCTGCTCATGGCAATCTCCATTGCGGGCGCCGCTCTCCGATATCTCGGTGAGTGGCAAATAGGGTGGGGTGGGCTATAAATGGTGACCGGCGCTGGGTCGGCTAAGGGAGTAGATAGATGGCACTGAAGTATCTGTACGGAAAATTTGAGCATCTCGGTAAGTTTTTGGATGGCGCAAAAGACCTCCCTGAGAACTCAGGTATCAGGTTTTGTGACATTATTCATTACAAGACAATGGAGAACGAGGTTGTCAGGGACGATGAGTCGCGACGAGTCTTCAACCTAGATAAGGAACGTTTCACGATCGAAATAAATGGTCGAGTGATTAGCTCTGATCAGATGACGGATCATCCTGGGTTAGAGATAGCAGTACCGCGTTGCTATTGCCTTTGTCTTAGCAGCAAAAAAGACGATCCTGATATGTTTGATCGCTTTAAGGCTGACGTTTGCATTGAAGTGGACACGAAAAGCCTAATCGATTTCCTTATGAATGTTGTCGGGAAGCGCTTTCCACTGCGGGTTTTGCATGGCGACGTCACCTACTACCCAGAAGTCATGACCGTCGCTCCGCCGGCAGAAGAAGCGCTCATATTTTATAAAGATCGTGCACTTTATTCTATTGAGGCTGAATACAGAATCGCACTGGTCAAGCCGGAAAAAGTTTATTTTATATCTAATGGGGATGAGCGCGTAGATGTTCTCCAGGGAGAAGAGCCTTCCTATATGCACATAGGTCATAAAGATTCTTCGATTTGGGCCCACATATTCAAAAGCTATACTCGATACTTAATTTAGGCGGTTCGGCGATTTCATCCCCTGGATCCTCCTGGATCATCAGCATGCTCTTGCGCTCGAAAGCCAACGCTACAGAACGCGTAGGTAGGTATTCGTGGCGCGGCACTTCCCGCCTGCCAGGCGTTCAGCGTGATAGGTGAAGGTAGGGTGGGGGTTAGGGGCGGTTGTCGGCGCCGCAGTTGCGGCAGTCGTAATAGAAGCGCCAGCGATCGGAGATGAAGCGGCCGCAGCCGGTGCAGTTGAAAACCATCTCTCGAGGACGCTGAGGCTTGGGCAGCTTGATGCCGGTGCCGCGCAGCGCCTCCTTCAGGTCGACGTCCTGGCGCCACACAAGCCGGCGGCGGATGGTGTCGATGTAGTCGGCCGACCAGATCTTGCGAACGCCCGTGGCTATTTCTCCAGCGAATTCGAGACGCGTTTGCTCCAGGTCAAGATTGCAGGCGCGCCCGAGGTCCGCAGTAACCTGGCCCTTGCCCCAACCGATCCAGAACACGTCGTTTCCGTTCCAGTCCCGAGGCACATGCAGGTATACGCGGCAGTTGGGCACCAGCATGGAATCGCTTGCGGCCTCGTCCATAAGCTGGCAATCAACACCGTAATGTGCTCTGGCGTCGATGTAGTCCCTTGGCCAGGGGATGTCGGTGTCGCGGTGGCTGGTGGCCTGCTCGGCGGTGTATAGCTCGGCCTTGTCCAGGTCGGTAACGTATCCCTTGCCGTCTTTGGCCCAGAAGGTCAGGCCGTCGCCGACGTGGCTGCGGCTGTCCTGAAGGTAGAACAGGCTCATGGCATTCTCCATTGCAGGCGCCGCCCTCCGATATCTCGGTGAGTGGCAGGGGGAGTGTAGTTTATGGCAAAGTGCCGCTCGTCTTTTTGACTTAGGCAGGGAATGCGGAATATGCGAAATCTAATGGTAGTCACCGCTATGGTACTGACAGCTGGCTGTGCGAGCCCCAGTGTTGTTCCAATGGGTAGCGACACCTATATGATTGCAAAGGATGGGAGCCTCACGACCTTTGGCGGCGCTGCGGTGAAAGGTGAGCTGTATCAGCAGGCTTACAGCTTTTGCCAGTCCAAAGGCAAAGACATGAAGCCTCTCAAGGATGCGTCACGGGATTCAGGGTACGGCCGCTATGCCAACGCCGAGGTTCAGTTCAAATGCTTGAGCCCAGGGGATTCAGCCCTCGACAATTCGGGCGGCGTTTCGGAGCCCAGCATCAAAATTCGCACTGAGTAAATCCTACCGGTGCGATTTCGGTGAGTGGCAAATAGGGATGGGGTGGGCTATAGGTAGTGGCCGGCATAGGGCCGGATTAGGGAGCGAAAGATGGATGAATATGGGCGCCATGCAATGCAGTCAATAATGCACGATATCCAGACCAAAGTAGATAATGACTATCACAGGGATAATCCTGTCGTTGCAGCTTTCGAATCCCTTGGTAGTTACGTAAGAGATTTCGAGGCGGGGCTCGATGCTCAACATGAAATAGGCGCAAGACTTGTGAGCTTTGGCACCGCGATTACGATACATGTCCAGGGAGTAGATTATTCGCCTCCGTCCCTGCTGACATTCACAGGGGTTACGGGGAAGGGCGAAAAAGTGCAGCTAATACAACATGTCTCTCAGCTCAGTTTTTTGCTAATGGCTGTTCCAAAAATAGGTGAGAGTGCTTACAGAATCGGCTTCATATGGGACAGGTGATCTCATATCTCGGGCACTCATGAACCATCCGCACGCTCTATTGGGCGGATGCTCCTAGCTATACCCGGCGTCTTGGTGATCAGCTTGAACTTGACCAAGGCGCCTAGGCGCTCGGCAATGCAGTTCTGGCGCACGCTGGCGAGCTCGGCAAGGTCAGCCAGGGTAGGCGAGTAACCGTGCTTTTCAATGTACTGGCGGATGTGCTCGAGAGTTTCGAGCTGGGGCATGCTGGGATTTTTACTGGCGGGCATCGATGCCTCCGGATTCTGCAAACTCGCGAAGCTGACGCGCGTGTTTTGGTTTGATTTGAAACGATGACGCGTCAGGGCGCTTGAGCATGGATTCGACCAGGTCAGCCGACGCGGTCGACAGGTTCAGGGCCAGGGTCTGGAACAGCTCTTCGAACTGCTCGAATCCGTGGTCTACCATCAGTTGCGCCAAGCGAGCCTCGACACCGGCTGCCACGTCAATACTGATCTGCTTCACGCCCAGCGCCTCGGACTTCTCCTTTTGGCGCTCGCGGTATTCCTTCGAAGCCTGTGCGGCTGACTTCGCCATCGGTGCCCCCTTTCTTGATGCCTGATGCTGGTAGAGCAAGCCAGGCGTGCCGGCGACGCTGGTGCACGCGGCGGTTGATCGTTCTCTTCAAAGCCGATGCCCGATCGCGATACCGTTTTCGCGCGCCATCAGCCTGATGCGTTTGTCGCAGGTGCCCATGGCTTCTGCTGCCTCCCTCACGCTATAACCCTGTTCGGCCAGGTAGCGCAGGGTCGGTGCGTCCTTGTCGCGCTCGGTGCGCAGCTTGGCATGATGGGTGGCCATGGACTTGCCGCCGATGAGCTTACCCGATACACCGGTGGGCACTACCTCAACCGCCTTGCCGGCCGCAAAGAACTGGTCGATCTGGCTCGACAGTCGCTCGATGCTGAGCTGCCGAGGATCCTGCTGCGGCCCGATCACCGCACACCCGCCTTGGCTTCGGCGCGTGCTTCCAGTTCCTGTGCGAAGTTCACCGCGGCCTTGTAGGCGAAACGGAAGCCCCGGACCCGGCCGGTGGCCATCTCAACGATGTGATAGGCCTTCTCGCCTTTGGTGACCACCTGATAGCGGATCTTCTGCACGGGCGCCTCCTGCCCGATCAGGGCGTACATCTGGTGGGTAGCGAGGTTCATGCGAGCGCGCAGGGCCTGAAGGCCTTCGTTGCGCTCCTGAATACGTGGGTGCATGTCTTTCTCCTTGTCTGAAGGCATTGGTCAGGACCCTGGGGCAGGGTGCTGGCTCATATCGACGGCCAAAGAAAAGCCCGGACATGCCGGGCTTTTCGCTCAAGTGGTACCACCCTACGAGAGCGGTGCGTGCTGCCCTGGGCGGGCGCTGGTCTATGGCTTCATGGCTCAACCCTCCATCAGTACGCCGCTGGTATGGCAGCGGCACCCGTCAAGCGCAGTATTCGAAGGCCTCGGCCTTGCGCATTACACGCACCTCGGCGGTACGGCGTTCCGGCGCGCGGCGGTCGCGGCGCATTGAATGGTCATCAGCCACCGCATGCATGGCGATGAGCGCGGCGAGCATGATGCACACCGGCGAGATGATCTGACGCTTCATGGCCTCGGCCACCAGCGCTGCCCGGCGGTGCACACCGAGCTTGAACATGGCCACGTCCAGGCGCTTCTTCACCGTGCCCGGCGAAATGCCGAACAGCTTGGCGATCTCCTTGGCTGTCATGCCGGCGGCGACTGACATGCAGTACTGCAGTTCTTTCGGCGCCAGGCCGCGCCCGAGGTGGCCTTTCCATTCGCCGCTGATGATGGTGTCCATGCTGATGCCTCTGATGTGACTGGGCCTGGGCGGTGCACGCCGCGGCGATATGTTGAGTGGGAAGTGGTGTTATGAGCGGATGCTGCGAATCAGCTGGCGCGCCAGTTCGTGAGCGTGTGCGGCATCAGCCAGCGACATCTCCGCGTACTTGTGGTTACGCCGCTCCCTGAACCACCTTGCGTCCGCGATATGGCCGTGGGCCAAGCTGAAACAATACCGAACAGCAGACCGTGGCCAGGCGTGGCTTGAACCGCGGCGCGGCTGTTGCTCCATTCGCTTGGCCATGCTGGCGTCCTCGGTAGTGCAAACGCATTAGTCAGATGCCAGGCGCGGGCGACCAGACCCACCGTGAATGGTGGCCTGGCATCTGCTGATGCGGTCGTATGGATTGGGGGTGGGTTGATGCAGGGGGCCGCGTTGCGCGGTGCAGAATCCTCCGCATCGGTGGTGTTATCTGGCCGGGGCTCAACCGGCTTTGGGCGGAAGGGGCGGCCCTACAGGCCGCCGGCTGGCACGACCGCTGCTCGAGTCTTAGCTTCAGATCACACCCCGATGGGCACTCTTGCGAATGCCAACGGGTGGGTCAGGCCGCGAACAACTCTTGTTGTTTCGGCGCGGGAAGTACGAATGTCAGCAGCCTCGCCTCAGGCCAGTCAGTCACATCGGTCCAGCCTGCATAAAGCGACAGTCGTTCTGCAGGATGAAGCCAGCGACCAGTGCTTTTGTCAGGACTTATGCAGAATTTGAAACCTTGATCTTTCAGGCTCATCGTCTTGCTCTCCGTCGTATTTCCAAAACGCCCGCTCGCCCGGGCGCTTCAGTAAATCGTCAGGCGGCGCGAACCTTGCTGGCCCGGCCCCTCAGTTCTTTGCCGTCGACATCGACCACCAAATATTCGCCGCCGCCTCGGCCATGGCCCAGATTGACGGCTCGAAGGAATTTGCCGGACTGTTCGGCGCCGCGCGGGTTGGTGTAGATCACAGCCTGGCCTTTGGTGAATCCGCTCATGAGGAGCTCCTTTCTGCTTTGGTTGATTTCCCGTCAGCCCCTCGCGAGAAGGGCTGCCAGTGAAATCTGGTTTCCGCTGGCGCCGCATACCGGGTCATTCACTCGGTTCGAGCCTTTCGCTCTAGTCAGCCGTCGAGGTGCGCCTCGCGTTGGTAGCCTTTCGGGGCTATCTGATCTCCGGTCGCCGTAGAGGCAGTGCCGTCTTTGTTCGTGTTGCGCGGATTGTTAAAGATCGGACCGATCCGCTGGGGGCCTCGTGAGGAGCTGTTGCGTCTCGATGGGCAAACAATACCGCCGGTATTGCATGTATGTCAATACCGGCGGTAATATTAATTTTTGGACACAGCAAAAAGCCCGCTCGGTGGCGGGCTTCGGCTGCGTTATAGCAGTTGCTTAGTCGTCGGTGATCATTTTGTAAGTTACGATTTCTCGATCCTCAAACGCAACGTAGCGCACGTATTTCATCACCTTGATCGAGATAGGCATTCCCAAGCTAAGCTTCTGAATCTCCGGGAACTGCTGACGGTTATAGGTGACCTTCTGCTTCGAGTCGCCATTTCGCACGTAGATGGTGCCGTTTTCCTTCAGATCTGCGACGACGCCGAACAGGGTAGTTGGCTCTGGCTTGATGTCCTGGTATGCAGACAATCTTTCGTGCGTGAGGCGTACCGCGTCCAACGTACCGCCCCAGTGATAGATCTTGGCGTTAGGTGCCGGCCAAGATAGCTCAGCGCCGATCTGGCTTGCTTCGAGCACACCCAGCATGTCGCTCAAGGCCTTCGTGGCTGGCACGCCGATGACAGCAACCAACTCCTTTATCCTGTCGTGGTTTGGCGCCTTCAAAACATCAAATATCTGCTCGAGCGCTCCTTCCATGATGGACTCTCCCGTCATGTCAGGCGCCACGTTGCCAGCGAAAACAAGCCGAGTCGAACCGAACGCAAGGTCGGAAAGCCTAAGGTCTAGTTCTTTGGCCAGGCTCTCTGGTATCCCTTTTCTTGGATTGGATCCATGGCGAAGGTGATAGGCGGCATAGGATAGCGCGCGATTAAAGGAGTCGGACAACTTGCTAAGCAGCTTCAATGGAATGCTGCCATCCATGCGCATCCCGACAAGCCTGAGTTGCACAACTTCGAGCTGCAGATTTGCCTTCGCCTGGCGCAGCTCTTGTTGAAGCTCTTCCTGGTGCGATCGCCATGAGTTGAGCGCGATCTGAAGCGAGTAACGCCAAGGGGCGGAGTCAAGAGCCCTTGAATCGCGATCAATAAACTGATTGACCTGAGCAAGCTGGCGCTCAAGCCAATCGATACGATTTGCTTGCTCAGTCATAAGTTAACTCCAATCGAGGCAAGGCCTTTGGGCGTCACCTCGTCGCGTTGAGTTCCAAAGTGCTTCTTCCAGTACTCGATGCCTTTCCTGTCCTCAACGGGCACTTGGAAAACGTGCAGGTTGAAGCGGGCTTTCACCGTGAGGGTGTCGAACAGCCCATTCAACACAGGCCTTGCGGCTTCCGAGATATTATCGATGACTTCCGACTCGTAGACGAGGACCAGATCGATATCATCCGGCTCCTCCTTCTGGCACATGAACGAGCCATCGATCCACGCAGACCCCTTGAAGCCCGTGGCTTCCAGCAACTCCAAGTATATACCAAGGGTGCCGAATAGACCCTTTCTCCTGACGGAATCGGGGAATTTATCAACCGTGATTGGCTTCAGCGAATCCAGGGTGTAATCGTGAATTCCGCCGGGTAGGAGAGGAGGGTAGTCAATCTTTTCTTGGTTCATCACTAGGCATCAATAGGTCCATTGCCTGCTTAAGCTTCAGAGCTTGCTCCTCTGACATGCCCAGCATCCTGCTTGCCATTTCGTCCACAGCCATGCGGTGCCCTATTGTCGCTTGGGCATACAAATCCTGCTTCTGGTAATCCGCATCGCCATATGGCGCAGCCATTTTCTCGACCTCAGCGGCAAGGGTCGGGCTGATTTCAGATATGGGCACTTCGAGCAATCTTGCGAAGACTGTCACCGCTCTGATGCTCAGCGCAGTGCGCCGATTCATAAAGTGGCTCACTGCGCCCTGGGTGACACCCTCGCCAAGCGCTGCGGCAAGTTTTTCCTGGGTCAAATTCAAGTCGCGACGCTTCTCCTGAAATTTCTCTTTCAGTCGGTCGCTGTCTTCTATCTGCCAATCCGCAAGGGGCAGTCTTCGGGATTCTTTTGCCATAGCCAAATGATATTACCTGCGGTATTCCGTCAACCAATATCGCCGGTATTGACTGCCAACAATACCGGCGGTCATACTTGGCTGGGAGAACCAATTGAGAGGACGCCAGCATGCGTCGTATCCCGCTTACCGAATTCGCAAAAGAGCACGGCCATACGAAGGCCGCTCAGATGCTGGGCTGCACGCAGGGAGCCTTGAGCAAGGCAATCCGCGTAGGCCGCGATGTGTTCGTGACCCTCGAAGACGATGGCAGCTTGTCAGCCCAAGAGCAGCGTCCGTTCCCTTCACAAAAATCTGCCGCTTAAACCACTTCATCAGCCACAAGGAGCAAAACCTGTACGACGAGCCACGCCACCTGAGAGACCGGAAGATCGAGTCTCGCTACGACGACGAAACGTATGAGCCACTCAAGGCCGTAGCGCGGTCGCACAAGCTGTAGCTCATGTGACTGCCGCTTGAGCAATAGGTGAATTCTGCGCGTGAGATGGCCGAGTCACCAGTCGCCCTAAGGGGCTGTTGATTTAACCAGTAGGTGAGAAGAATGCGAGCAAAACGGGTTTCAGGTTTCCACAAGCACAAAACGTTGCTCAAGAGCGATAGGAAAAGCCGAGACGCTTTCTACAGCAAGCTTCTCACCAACGGTATGAACCAGCCTGATTCGGAATCAGGCGCCCAGCTGAATGAGACGCCTGAGGTTTTCTCTGTTAATGGCGAGGCCCTGGGGGAGACGTTATCCCAGCACTCTCTACCGCATCCGCAGATCTTTGAAGTACCTCGATCAGCTGTCTCGTCTGTTGAAGCGTCAGGGCATAAATCGGACTTTTGTGAGCCTCAGACACACGCTGAAAAGGGGTCGAAATGAACCCCAGCTCAACAAGCACCAGCTGCATTGCTTCGACAGTCCGTATGTCCCAACCAGATACGGGGTTTAGCGCGAGTTCATCAGTCATGTCCGGCCTCCCAGGCCTTTTCGTGTGGAAGCAAAAAGTTACCACGGATGCGCCGGACGCCTATGCCGCCTGAATTTCAGGCACAAAAAAACCGCCTGGCAGGGCGGCTTCTTCAACAACAAAACGTGGGATCGATTATGCACACTCATATCACCCCCCGCAATACCCTCGATGATTCGTCATCGATTCAGAATCACCAAACCGTGACGCGTCATGTCATGTCTTCGCGCGAGATCGCCGATCTAACTGGCAAGCTTCACAAGAACGTCAAGCGCGACATTACCGCCATGCTTGCCGAGCTGAAAAAAGATGCGCTCAGTTTTGAGCGCATCTATATGGACGCACAAAACCGCAACCAGACCGAGTACCTGCTCGACCGCGAGCATACCGACTGCCTGCTGACCGGTTACAGCGCCGAACTGCGGATGAAGGTTATCCGCCGCTGGCGCGAACTTGAGGTCCAGGCCCAGGCGATTCCTGCGACCTACGTCGAGGCCTTGCGTCTCGCCGCCGACAAGGCCGAAGAGAACGAGCGACTGCTCGGTGTGATCCAGTTGCAAGCACCGAAAGTGGCCGCGATTAAGCGCCTGGCTGCCGCCGAAGGTGCTATCTGCATCACCGACGCGGCCAAGCAGCTGCAGATCACTCCTTCGAAGCTGTTCAGCTGGCTACAGACCAATCGCTGGATCTTCCACCGCGGCAGCTCCACTCGGTGGGTCGCCTATCAGCCGCGCATTACCGCCGGCTACATGGTGCACAAGGTCACCCAGCTCAAGCCTGACGTTGAGACCGGTGCCGATCGTGCTGCCTACCAACCCCTCATCACCCCGAAAGGCCTCGCGTGCTTGGCCGAGAAGAATATTGGAGCCTCGCTGTGAGTGTTCAAGCAATGTCCTGGGCACTGTCCCGTCGCGACCTCGGGAAGGACTCGAGCGCGCGCCATGTCCTGCTGTGCCTGGCCAACTATGCCGCCGCCGACGGCCGTGGAGCGTTCCCGTCTGCAAAGACCCTGACCGAAGACACTGGCCTGTCCGAGCGCACGGTGCGTTTGAAACTCGATCTGCTCGAAGCCCAAGGACTCATCGTTCGTGGCAACCAGGCCCTGGCCGCCGTGTATATCGATCGCCATGACCGCCGCCCGGTGGTCTATGACTTGATGCTCAAGCGGGGTGCAGCAGATGCACCCCGTGAAGAGGGAACGGGGTGCAGCCAGCAACAGAACGGGGTGCAACCTACGACAGAACGGGGTGCAGCCACTGCACCCAATCCGTCACTTAACCATCAAGTAACCGAACAGCTGCAGCAGCGCGAGATTGCGGACGTGATCTCGGAGCAGGACCGCCACGCACTGGACGAGTCGGAACTGCCCGCTGAAGACCGCCAGCGCTTCGGCATGTTCGCCGAGTGGACACCGGACGCCAACCAACTTGGAAGCCAGCTCTTCCTGATCGGCCTAACGCGCCATGTCCCTGATCCCGGCGTCATCAACACCTTCAAGGGTTACTACCTGGCCAAGAGCGACATCCGCGACACAACCGGCGGCTGGGCTCATCGCCTCGCCAAGTGGATCAAGCGTCAGGCCACCGAAAGCGCCACCACGGGCGAAGAATCGACCAACTGGGCAGCCAAGGGGGTTCGCCTATGAACAAGCCAGCTAGCTTCCGCGAACTCATCGCGACTCGCCGTACCGAACCAGCGTACCAAGCACCTGCCGAGCCCGGGGCCGTCGCAGTGGACCCAGCCACCCAGCGAGTGATCGACGACCTGTTCCTGCGCCTGCGCGGCGCTTGTGGCGCCTGGCGCCAGTCGTGGCCGACTGAGGCTGTTATGAACGCTTCCAAACTGGAATGGCTGGCTGAGTTCATGCGCGCGGGCATCAACCGCATGGAGCAGATCGACCACGGAATGCGCGTCGTGAGCGCAAGCAAGCGGGCGTTCGTGCCCACCCCCGGCGAGTTCGTGAGCTGGTGTTTTGCGCCTGAAGGTCTGGGTCTGCCCAGTGTCGAGAAGGCCTATGCCCAAGGCCTGCGCAACTGCCATCCAGCCGTGCGCGCCGATGCCAAGTGGATGCACCCGGCCGTCTACCACGCCACGGCCGCCGCCGGTTTCCATAGCCTGCCGCTGCTCACGCGCGAACTGGGCATGGCCTCGTTCGAAAAGCACTACCTGGAGCAGTGCCGGAAGATCTGGAAAGGCGAGCAACTGGGTGCTGTCCCGGTGGCGGAGCTCGCCGCGCCGGCCGCGCCGCGCAACCCAGAGGTGGCCCGTGCTGCCCTGGCAAACCTTCGTTCGAAAGTATCGGGAGCACGCCCATGAGCATCCGCCAGACCAAATTGACCAAGGCTGCCCGCGGCCGTGACTGCCAGGTGCGTGTGCCCGGCGTGTGCAACGGAAATCCTGAAACCACCGTGCTGGCGCACTACCGCCTGGCGGGTACCAGCGGCATGGGCTGCAAGCCGAACGACTTCCAAGGCGCCTGGGCGTGCTCGGCCTGCCACGACTACGTCGACGGCCGTCGCGGTAGCCGTCGCGCTGATGATCGGCTTGTGGCTCGCCAGCTTCACGCCGAGGGCGTCATGCGCACCCAGGACATCCTGATTCGTGAAGGAAGGTGGCCTGATGGCTATGTCCGAATCGCGAGTAGTCCAGCTTCTGGCTGGCCAATCCTCGACGGCCCGCAAGGTATTCCCGCATGTGCCAATTCAGGAAAGCTGGAGTGCCCACGATATCCAGATCGCTGCTCTTGCGGCGAATGCCACCTCTGTCGCCGTCCACGCTGTGCGCCGTGCTCTCAACGAAATGAAAGACGCCGGGATCATCCGTGAGCCCACGGGCGGCAAGTTTCAGCGCGACGCTTACTCACAAAAAACAGTCAAGGAAATTGCCATGCCCGTACCGGCCAAAGAAACCGTCGTCGCCATCAAAAAGCCGGAAGTTCAGGCTCTCGATGCGCTGGCCAGCCTGTCTGCTGAGGTCGTCGCGCTTTCGGACGATATCTCGGCGCGCATGAAGCGTCTGGCCGGACGGATCGAAGAGGTTGCCTTGTCAGTGGAAGTCGAGCGTGAGGGCAACGCCGAGGCGCTGGGCAAGCTCAAGCAGCTCCAGTCCCTGCTGAAGAGCCTGTAAGTGGAGCGTCCGCCTGTGAAGAAGCGCAGCTGTCAGGTAACCGTGCCTGGCTACCGACCTTTCACCATGGGCGGTTCTGACATGGATTACGCCGAGGCCCTGGCCACGGCTCGCAGTATCTGGCCTATGGCGGAGGTGAAGTGATGGATAGTGACAAAATGCGAGATGTATGGGCTGCCGTGAAGAAAAGCGCCAGGCGCGAGTTGGGGATTCTGCTCGTTATGGTCATCTTCGGTTTGGTTGCGGCAATCATAGCTGTGCCGGTAATTCTGGGGCTTTTCTTCCTGCCCGATTGGGCTCTGTGGACTCTGGTTGCCGCATGGGCCGCCTGGATGGTGTTCGGCGACACCATAGCTGCCGGCGTTAGTGCCTATCGCGGGTTGGAGCGATGAAGGCCGCAGAGCTGAAGCTCTTTAAACCCAAAGCGGTGCGCGCCAAGCATGGCGACCGCGAGGGCCAGGAGCAGGCCGCCCTGATGCGCGAGATTGAGCTGCGTTGTCCCGATGTGTTCGCGCTGATTTATCACGTACCGAACGGCGGGCAGCGGCACAAGGCCGTTGCCGTGAAGCTGAAAGGGCAGGGCGTGAAGGCCGGCGTGCCGGACCTGGTCTTGCCGATGGCGCGGGGCGGGTTCTTCGGCCTGTACATCGAATTCAAGGCCACGCCGCCGAACGACGCCGCTGTATCGATCAGCCAGTACGCGTGGATACGGCAGCTCAGTGAGCAGGGTTATCTGGCGATCGTCTGCCGTGGTCATTTCGATGCCATGGAGCAGTTGCGCGCCTACCTGCGCCTGGAACCAACGAGGGTTTCCGTATGAGCCATCAATTCAAGGCAGGCGATCTGGCACTCATCACCCATCACACGTTCCCCGAGGCAATCGGTCGTTGCGTCGAGCTGGTATCCAGGCATCTGGTAGGGCCGGTTGATCGCAGCAACCCAATGGACCCGGGTGTCTATGAGGTTGAAGGTGGTGATCCTGTTTGGGTTGTCACGTCTGAGTTCTTCTGCGAGCCCGGCTGCATCGCCTGGGAGAAATGGCTGCTTCCTATGCGTGGCGATTTTGCTCCCGCGATCGAAAAGTCCCGGGCGGTGCCCGCATGACCAGCACCGCCGCCGTGAAGATCAGCGACGCCGAAATCAAGCGTCAGGCCGCCGGCACTGTCCGCGACCTGCGCGACATTGAGAACAAAGGTCTGTATCTGCGGTTCAATCGGGCCCGCGCCCGGGCATCCTGGTATCTGGTGTCGGGGCGCACTTGGAATCGTATCGGCAACTATCCGGACCTGACCACAAAGCAGGTGCTGGCCGCGCTGCCGGACATTCGCCTGCGCCTGGCCGCTGGCAAGGGGTCAACGCTTTCCACCTGGAGCACCGTCGGCGAGCTGCTCGACTGGTACGCCGCGCGCATGTCCCGCGATCGCAACCTTTCGGCCAAGCGCAAGAAGACCGGGGCGTCGGCCATCAAGTGCCACCTGGTGCCGCGCCTGGGCGACATGTCGCTGACAGAGATTGACAAGGCCACCCTCGACAGCCATCTCATGTGGCCACTGCAGGAAACCATCTCGATTGACTACGTGCGGTCGGTGTTCCAGCTGCTGGCCTTGGCATTCCGCCAGGCGCACACGCTGGGCCTGCTCACGTCCAATCCGCTGGCAGGCATCAAGTTCGGCGACTTCTCCAAGGCCAAGGTTGGTATCAAGCCCAGCCGCCTGCGCGGCACCCAGCTCGCTGACCTCTTGGCCACTCTGCTGACCGCGATGACCAACAACCCGGCCACCGGCCTGCTGGCGCTCATGATGCTGTGCCATGGCTCGCGCATTGGCGAGACCCGGCAGGCTCGCTGGTCGCATATCAGCCTCGCGGAGCGCGAGTGGTTCATTCCTGCTGAACACGCGAAGACCCGCGTCGAGCATCGCCTGCCGCTGACCGAGCAGGTGTGCAAGGTGCTGGTGCGCCATCGAGAGATCCAACGCACCGAAGGCTACGACGGCGAGTTCCTATTTCCAGCGCGTGGCGGCAAGGGGTTGAGCGAAGGGCAGGCGAGCGCGGTATTTGCGGCGCTGGGGCAGGGCGAGTGGACAAGCCACGATCTTCGCAAGCTGGCCAGGACCTCATGGGCAGACATTGGCATCGACCACTTGATCGGTGAGCTGCTGATCAACCACGCCATGGGCCACAACGTAAAGGTGTACGTGCAATCGGCAGTGATGCAGCGCAAGCGCGAGGCTTTGGAGAAGTGGCACGCCCATCTAGACAGCAAGGGTTTCGACCTCATTCACGGGTTGACCGGTGTTAGATCGGGAGATTCTGGTAATTCGCTGGAAGCCACGCCCCATAAGGGCTGCGAGGCTTTTCAGGAATCAATCATAGGCGAGGTTTCAAAATGAATAAAACTCTCAAAGCAGGCGACCTCGCCGTGACTCTGGTACCCGATTCGGAGATTCCTTGCGGCAGCGCGGTGTTGCTGGTTGAGCGGATCGAGAAGGGACAGATGCTCTACGGTAAGGCTCGGCAAATGGCGGCACCTACTGCTGGCTGGTACGTGACTCAACCAAGCTCGTCGGTAAAGGTCGCCTATGGGGATTCAGAACTCATGCCGCTGCGTGGCAGCGCGGTGCCAACGCCGAAGCTTGAAGTCGAAGAGATTTGTTACTTGTTCGGGGTTCCGACATGAAAAAGATCCACGGACCAGCATTCCGCGCCGCGCAGCTCGACTTGGCCAAGTGCACGGCCTGTCGGGGCAGGGCAGTGATAAAGCCGCTATTTCATGAGATGCCTTGCCTTGCGTGCAATGCCTCCGGCTGGGTATCGGCTGACACCGGCGAAGCGCTGCCACTGGAGGTGTTGGTCACCCAACTGAGCTTCCGGTTGCAGGCTGCTGACCATCAACTTACGCAATTTCGCAAGCTGGGCCCATCAGGCGCTTCAGCGCAGTACGAACAGAACAACTGCCGCGGCGCCGGCGGCACGAACTACACAGGGGATTGAACATGGCTACCTATCGCAACGTATTGTCAGCTGTAGTACGGGCCCTGGCAGCCGAAACCATCAACAGCGCCGGCGGATGCGACTTCGAACCCAAGGTGCAGGCGGCTAAGCAGAAGGGCGAGATCGCGGGCAAGGAGGCTGCGTTCCTCGTCGACTGCATGGTGTTCAGCCGCCTGCACAAGAACCTGAGCGCCAACCACTGGCGCGCGCTGGTAGCCAAGTACTCGACTCATGCCGAGCGCAAGCATGCGGCGATCAGCGAGATCACCAAGGGCTATCGCTCACCGGCGCCCGAGCGGTTTCGCCATTGTGCGATCGTGACCTGGGCCATGCCTCGGCTCGCCGGTGTGGAGGGTAAGCGCAGCACGAACGTATTGCCGGCTGCCTGGTACGAGATGGACAACTGGAGTGACGAGCCTCACCCGATCAAGACGCAGGAGCGGTGGCGTCGGGATATTCGCAAGGGTCTGGAGGCTATGGTTGACCAGGCGCTAACCGAGGCGCAGCACATCCTGGAAGAGGAAGAGCTATTGGTTGCAGATGTCGCTTGACGGGCAGTGAGCCAATGAGCCATTATCTGTACATCCTGTCATTCCTGCGTGCATCTGAGGATTGACGGCCAGTTGCTCCTCTTCGGAGTGGGCGGTGCGGGAAAGTTGTTGACGTTGAAAGGAGCCGCAGTTTTCGGACTTTTAGTCCTGTTCATGTGGTGTGTTCTTACAAAAATCTCTTCCAACAATCAGCAAACTGGACCAAAAGGGGGTATGCGTATGGCTAAATTGATCGGTGTTTCCCTGGCAGCAATGTTGGCAAATGCTTCAACGGCCCTGTACGTTAACAACCTTCCGGCACTTAGCATTCGGGTGTATTTTTGCCCAAAGGTTTAGCGAGTCCAGCGCAACCAACAAAAACCCCAGTCGGCGAAGGTCGATTGGGGTTTTCTTTTGCATAATAGGATCGCACGAAGCTCTGCTGTTCAAGGGTGCCGATGAATGCGTGATCCGGTGCGCTGATGTTGCTAATCCTTAGACAGTTGTCTAGGAAGCAAATACGCGCCACCGTGGCGATCCGGAGGTCAGCACCGGTGATCTGCACCCGCTCTGAGACCGGCATAAGCGCCAGGTTCTTATTGGCCTCGAGAAGGCGTCAAAAGCCGTAAGAATTACCGAGGCTTTCTTTTCTGCGTATACGCTACTCGATCCCTATCGACTTACTGATCACCAAAGCGCCTAAAGTTAGGAACTGGTCGACGAGCTTGGATGTTGCCGCTTTAGCTCCTTCGGATGACGCCCTTTGCAACTTTTCACCCAGCGTGTCACTGCCGATCTCTGGCTGATCTACATGTTTCATAGATTTAAGCCCAGCCGCTGAAAGGGTATATCTTGAACTGAAGCGGCCGGAGCGTTGAGAAAGGTATCCCTCCTCAGCCAACCAGTACGCAGAGTGCCCAATGAAATCACTGAGCTCTCTCCAGTCAGAGGTAAATATCACGCACCCGGCTGCATCTATTGTCGGCTCCTCGTCACTAAGCCCCAGTTCTTTAGGGCCCAGCAATACAGGCTCAGGGAATCGTGAATACAGCGTCGAGAGAATCAGCGCGGTGATTTCGTCAAATCGCTCAATATTTGTTTTTTCCATGGCTTTGCTCATCGTTGAAATATCCTGAGACGATAGCATGAGGCCTCTGTTTGATGCGTGTAGGTTTCTCACGCCCTAAGCCTTCGGGCGCAACTGATGCAACAGGATGGACCCAACCGATCTCGGCCTAGGTACAGCCGCATCGCTGGGCGGCATGGGCGTCGTATTGCTGGGCGTATCGCTGTATTTGCGTGTCAGATAACAGCTATTCCAGGCCTCGCCAGATGCGGGCCTTTTGTTTTGTTGTGCATCCATAGCCAGGGTGGCCTTCGGGGGAGCCTGGACACGGTATCGCCGGTCGTCACGTGTTACGAAAGAACACCGGCATTCGAGCATTCTTGACCTGTGCTACTCACTGGAAGGGATCGATGGGCAGCGTGGGAAGACACGCACGTTATGCAGGTTATCGCGCAGGCAGCTGCGCTAAGTCGGTAGAGGCGTCGTCTAATCCCGTGCGGACAATGGGCGGCTACGCGATGAGAGGGCGGGGTACGTGACCCAGCGATCCGTCCCACTAGAGCTGGAGGTTTGCGCCAGCCACCTGCACCCATTCCGAGCCCTGGCAATCGCCGGGGCTTTTCGTATCTAGCTCCCCAGCGTGGGGAGGCATTCGGATTTCAATCATGCCAGAGAAAGACCCTGACCTCTGGGCCCAGGTATGGCTGCACCTGCGCCTGTACCTGAGCAACCCTCTCTGGCAAGGAGCGATCATGGCAACGGTTATTTCTGGGCTTCGTGTGTTGTACGAGGCCAAAGAGACCAGCAAGCGCCGCATCCTGCTGGAGTCGCTGATCTGTGGTGGGCTGAGCCTGTCCGCGAGCAGCGTCATCGAGTGGATGGA